TTACGCACCGTCTTGTTTCGCATATTCTTCGCTGCGGTTGTCTTATCTACATAAAATACGTGCCCTGTTCTTGTGGTCGGCGTCGGCGTCGTAGACCGACTATTTTTTTTATATGTCGCCGACCGATGTTGTGTTTGGGATGATAATAATAGTCTCGGTTTCGGCGGTCCATCCCGGAAAAACTGTTGAAGATGGTATAAGATATACTTGCTAATGATTTCATCAATCTCTCGCGGATTGATTTTCGACTGGTGCGACCTTGCGTCATATTTCGCCAAATTCGCATATTTAAGAAAGAGGTTGTGGATTTCAATGGAAAGAATCTGTTTTTTCGCAGCAGCAGATGTTATATATGCTGTGGATGGAACCGTGAACTTGTCAAATATATCACGGTATAATGCGCTATTCAGGAAACGAATGACAAACATCTCAAACGGAATATATGAATGATACGGCTGTAATTTGATATAGTATACGCGTTCATCTACCATTTTAGGATGTTGAATGTCATCCAGAAAACAGATTTCGATATCCCGAGGAAGACGTCCGCATCGTATAAAATCGCTTACGGTTTTATCATTGGTGGTTCGTTCTGGATATAGCTGCGGCTGCGGCGAATGTATATCGGCAGAGTCTTCTGTTTTCGGTTTAATTGTATGGTCGAAAAGAGGAGGGATGATTGCGAGACCTCCGGATGCGGCGGCGGCGGTTGCCCGCAATTTGGTTTCAAAATATTGCCGAATACACGATATCCATTTCGCAGGCCCCATATTATTCGTGTATATCATCACTTTATTACAAACTCCCGCATTCTTTTTTTTACGAATATACTCCAATATGCGAACCATACTCGGGCGGATGATTTCCGGGTATATATCAACTAAATCGTTGAAGTATCGATAGGTCAATCCGGGTTTGTCATAATAGTCTTCTAATACGTGGCCAAAAATAGAGAGTTGAGCAAAATTGCCGAGTGTTTCATCGATATCAAACACTACGACCCTTTGTTTCATATTGTTATATTGTATGTATATTATTTTTGAGTGTATATTATTTTTTGTCTATTTCTTATAATAGAGGAAGAACCGCGAAATGCGACCAAGTGTGAAATACACCGACCGTGATATTGATGACGATATGAAATTAACACACCGTGATTATGTGAAAATTCTTCATCATTATCAACGTGGTCGTCGCAATACGACCAAAAATGCGGCAGGACACCGTTCTGTCAAACTGCGCGCACAACGTATTCTCGCGGAAAAACTGTGTCATTGTATCAAGGCGAATACGGCAGCGGCGGAATCACGACGTATCGGTTATTGTTCGCAGGCGATATTCAATCGTCGTGGTCTACGGCATCACGGGTTTCGTTGTAAAACTGCGCGAGGGACATTACGACCGAAATTGACACGCGATGTCACGAAAATGTCGCGCCGGGTTCGAATGCATCAATAAGGTCATTGGCGTCGCCGCCATCACCGCCGCCATCACCGCGATTGATATACTCGACCACACTCAATATGAGTAACTCCTCCTGACTCAATCGTTGAAATACGATATTGGCTTCAAAACGAATATTGAATACGAACCTCTTGATATTGCGAATCGTTACGGTATGCGTTCCGTCATCAGGGTCCTCGCGGACTTTGAATAATGTGCCACCGAGAGTTAGATATGGCCGTGCTTCGAGAGAACGAAGTGGTATCCAACGAATAAGCTGGCAATGTTTCAGGTCATATGGGTTTTCAATCACGCGATACATTGAGAGTTTACGTTCAAACTCCGCCAATTTCTCCGGCGTAAGATTCAACGACGAGAGAATTTCGTGGCGTCTCGCGTCGATTTCTCTCTTACTTGTATTCGCAATCGTGTTATTCTCTGCGCGCGTCATCGCAGATAATATCGCATTTACATCCAGCGGAAATGTTGGTTCGTCAATAACGGATTGAAGTAGGTCTTCATCGGAATCTACGGCGTAATCTGTGTCTTTCACGCGGTGGTGGGAATTATCAGTTTCAACACCACTATCGCTAGTATCGTCGTCGTTGTCATTGTCGTCGTCGATGTCGTCGTCGCTGTCGTCTTCGTTGTCGTCGTCGAATGGGTCTTCGTATTCTTGTTTATTCTTTAATATTAAACCAATATCCAGTTTTGTTTCATCCTCGGTTTTACATCCCTTGCGCGTGACGGACCTGGACCTGGACCTGGACCGCGACCGTCCTTTCACAGATGGTCTCATAAATTCCACGTCAACGACTACCGTTTTCTTCATCATATAATACAGTATAATAAAATGTATTTATTATACATAACAACGCATTGTGAAATGATTCAAGAACCGCGACCGCAGACAGCGACAGTGCCCGCCACAGTTCCTGCGACGAAGTCTACGTCGTCATTTCGTCCAATGGTCGGCGCACATATCGCGCGTAATACGCAACCGCCAACTCAGTATCTTGGCCCAGGACGAGGGTATTCAACGTATTACCCTATGATATTCTAATCTACGTATCGTGATGGCACGCGCGCGCGTGACTGATTGGCGCGTTTTTGAGCGCATTTTTATAAGACGTGACCAAACATCACACCATATGTTGCCATTATCTTATGAATTTTTGAAACGTCAGTGTGACGGGAAACGGCGAAAAATGGCGCCGAAGCGGGTTTTTGGAAGTGACCTTACTGACACTCCCGCAGAATGTTGCCATATAATGCTTTAAAATCGCGGATTATGGTCTCGTCAGGCTAAAAATGCGCGAAAATCGCGTTTTAAAAGTAAAACGGGCTACCCCGGATTTGGACATTTTTGAAATTTTGCCATTTTACCCCAATGGCGTTAGCGGGAGAAGTAGCCGGTGTAATTTATAAGACGTGACTGATTATGGTGCCAATGTTGCCAAAATCTCATAAATGTCAAAATGCACTTTTTGACAAAATCAGACAAAATCAGACAAGTGCTTGTGACGATGATGTTCAAAAATTGATAAGATTTTGGCAACATTTAGACCAACCGATGGTGCGAATGTTGCCAAACCCCTGGGGTAAAATGAACAAGTCAGTGTGCCGGACAGGCACTCCTCGTTCCAAACCTATAATAAATATATCCAATGTATTATATTATACATCCGTATCTTTTCAAAGTGTGAAAAATGCCAAGAAAGGATATCAACTATTCAAATACCATCATTTATCAAATTACTTGTAAAAACAAGAATGTTTCAGATGCGTATATTTCGTATACAACCAATCTTACGCAACGAAAGTATAAACATAAGCGCGAAAGTTTGGATTTATCCGTGAAATCACGATTATATGATTCGATTCGAAAGAATGGAGGTTGGGAAAACTGGAACTGTGTAATTTTGGAGGAATGTGTTTGTAAAAATGAATATCTCGCCAAAGAACGGATGAACTTTTATATCTTGAAAAATAAACCGAAATTGAACGATGAAAATTTGGATGATTTGTTGTTTCAATATGAAGCATTGAACTCTAGCATTTACGAGAATATTGAAAATGACGAAAGTATCGAGAATGTCGAAAATACGATTGATACAGATGATAAAGAAGACGGAAAATATGTTTGCCAATGTAAAAAAACCTACACTCATCGTTCAAGTTATTATAAACATACCACGACGTGTCTACAATTTCAACATCGGCATAAGAACGATATTTCAATGAATACGTTGACAATGTCAATTACAACGACGACGACTGTCTCTGCGACAATCGCACAACAATCGTGCGGAGACGTGGTTCCTTTCCCAACCATCACCACCGATGCGTCTGCTCCTGAAAGCGATGATAACGACGCAATTGTGCGTCATCGTTTTAAACCGAGGAAAATTGCCAGTAAAGTCGTTGAAAACGAAGTGTTTCATTATTCGGACGAACCAGAACTAGAATCAGACCCGGTATATTCAATGAAATGCGACGACGGTCGGGATGATAGCAGCGATTACAGCCGTGACGATAGCAGCAATAGCAGCAATAGCAATAGCAGTAGCAGCAGCAGCATCAACGACCGTGACTCCGACATTGATGATGAGTTGAGTCAGAGTGACGGCGCAAGCGAAATGACAAATGTATCTGATATAATCACCGCGCAAAATGATAAACTCCGTAATTATATACGCAAAATGATTTCGGCTCTTTCCGGTGGAAATGGAAAGAAACGAAACAAAAAGTCCATCCTCAATTCTCTCGTATATGAGTTATTGGACCAGAATAAAACGCTACAAAAACAACTCGTGGAGTTGAGTAAGGAACGTAATATTATTGTCAATAATACAAACAACAATCAATTCAATCTGAACTTCTTCTTAAACGAACAGTGTAAAAATGCCGTCAATTTCACCGACTTCATTAATTCTCTCGAAATCACGATGGACGACTTGACGTATACACGCAATCAAGGCCTGGTAGAAGGAATCAGTAAAGTGATGATTGACGGATTGAAACAATTGGACTTGTATAAACGGCCGATTCACTGCACCGACCAGAAACGCGACGTCATTTATTTACACGATGAAAAGCAATGGGCGAGAGATGAGGGAAATGCGCGGATGCGTCAGGCGTTCATTGATATCGCCAATAAAGAGTATTTCGCGGTGAAAAAGTGGATGGATTTACACCCGGGATGGGAGACGAATCAGCGCCTCCAGGAGTTTCATCATAAGATGCTTGGAAATGTCCTTCACGAAATCAAGGATGACCCGATTGGTGAACGTAAGATTATGAAAAATGTTGCGCGAGAGGTGCTGATAGAAAAGTGAGACGACCCGTTGGTTTCGCTTAAAACTTCGACCCGATAACCTCATTGGCTGCCATCGGCTCAAATGACATCATCCCGCCGGGCATTCCGCCGCCGACATTTTGCGCGTAGGTGCTGTTAAAGTGCTGCTGCTGCTGGGATGCCTGCGAGAGACCGTAGTCCGCGGTACCGGTATTACGGTTTGAAGTGAGGACAGGGTTGGGAGGCGCCATTCCGCCGCCGACCATTCCACCGGGAACACCGCCCGCGTAAGGTTGCGAGAGGGGCTGTGTGATGCGAACCGCGCCGCCACCAGCACCCCCCTGACCTCCTTGTGCGGCACCCGCCGTGCCGGTGTAACTCGTCTCACCGCCAAATAGTTCAATTGTGCGCTCTACGATTATCTGGACCTTCTCACCCAACTTGGTCTTGATACTCAAGAGAATCATCAAAATGCCTAAAATCGTAGTTGTAAAGTTGAATTCACTATATCTGTATCCGGAGTAGGTTGGGACATAGGTGATTAACCGATGGATAAAGTAGATGAAGATGAACATAAACAGGATTTGTCCGATGATTTCTACTAAAATCATTAGTGTCGCCTTGTGGTCATCGGGTTCGGGGACATAGGTGCGAACCAGGTATAACATAAC